TAGAGGGATATGAAATTGTAGACCCTCAAACATATACAGATGTTTATAATGATATGTTCTTAAAAAGATACTGTACAGTTCTTATTAAAAGACAATGGGGTCAGAACATGATGAAGTTTGATGGCTTTACACTACCTGGTGGTATTACCATGAATGGTAGACAAATGTATGAAGATGCCATTGAAGAAATTACTAAATTAGAAGAAGAAATGCAACTGGCTTGGCAAGCGCCGGATAATTTCATAATGGGATAATACATGGCCACTTCAGTTTATTTTTCAGGTAAGGTTAAGTCCGAACAAAATCTTTATGAGGATTTAGTAATTGAATCCCTTAAGATTTTTGGTCAGGATGTTGTTTACATTCCAAGGGAACAAATAGCTCACGACGACATTTTAAATGAATCCTTTTCTCAATTTAAAGATGGGTATTCTATTGAGATGTGGATTGAAAATGTCGATGGGTTTGAAGGTGATGGCTCATTAATATCTAAATTTGGTTTAGAAATTAGAGATCAAGCAACCTTTGTTGTATCTAGGAAGAGATGGAGACAAGCCATTGGAACCCACTTAACAGAAGCAGCAGGTAATGATACATCATTCTATCCTGCCGAAGGTGATTTAATATATCTAGGAATGACTGATAGATTATTTGAAATTAGATATGTTGATAGAAAAGATCCATTCTTCCAAATGCAAGACTTCCCTGTATATAAAATGCAATGTGAATTGTTTGAATATGGAGATGAAGCATTCGATACAGGTATTGATGCAATTGATAATATTGAAACAGTCAATGCAACATCATATACTTATGCTATGACTGCTGGTTCAGGTGGATATATTGTTGGTGAAAGAGTAATACAATGGACTGGAGCTAATGATGCAGCAGGTGATCCAATTAATATTGAAGGTGAGGTTGCAGCTTGGGAAGACACAGGCCTTGGCGGTAACTTAACAGTGGTATCACATAAGACTACTGATGACGCATTTAGAATATTCTATACTGATACTGATGTTCTTAAACAGGTTGTTGGTACAGAATCTTTAGCATCATATAATGTTCAATTTACTGATACTGCCACAAATTATAATAGAGAAGTTTATAATGATAATGATATCTTCCAAACAGAAGCTAATGATATTATAGACTGGACTGAATCTAATCCATTTGGAGATCCAACTTAATGTTTGAAAATCATTTCTATAACGAGTCAACAAGACGTATGGTATCTGTATTCGGATCTTTATTTAATGACATAAAGGTTAGGAAAGTAGATAGCGCGGGTAAAATATTACAAGAAATTAAAGTGCCTCTTGCGTATGGTCCGAGACAAAAGTTCTTGGCTAGGCTAACAGAGAAAGGCAGAGACCCTAAAATGGCTATTAAGCTACCTCGTATATCATTTGAAATATCTAGTATGACTTATGATGGCGCGGCTAAATTAAATAGAAATAAGAAATTTGCACATGTAGTAGCAGGTGATCCTAAAAATAGAAAATCATTAGGCGCGCCTGCCGTATATAAGGTTGGGTTTGAATTAAACATTTTATCAAAAACTCAAGATGAAGCACTACAAATAATGGAGCAAATACTACCTATATTCCAACCAGATTATACAGTAACAATTAAAGATATACCTAGTATGGACTTAACTTCAGATGCGCCTATTGTTTTAGTAGGTGTTGATATGAATGATGAATATGAAGGTGATTTGGTAGAAAGAAGAGCAGTAATATATACACTATCATTTGAAACGCGCATTAGATACTATATGGGTGTTCAAGAGAGAGGTATTATTGAAACAACCGAAGTATATTATAAGGACTATGATTCATATGGCTTCTGATTATTTAGTACTACAAGTTGTTGATGGCACTGACCCTTTAAATATAAAGGAATATGTCATTGAGCCTCACCTTAAAGAGAAATATGATATTTCCACAAGATCAGTTATTAGAGGTAGTAGGGAAGAAAATTTAATATTTAAAAACACTGATATTAAATCATATGAAGTTTCATACGAAAGTAAGATGAACGAGGACTATTTAGTATTTAAGGGTGTTACACATATATTCTCAAATAAAGTTGACTTGACACAACTTGTTACAGTGGTTAAAAGAACTAATAGTATATTTGATATTAATCGTGTAGTAAATGAAGAAGATAATTATTTTTACTATAATGATAATAAATATAATTTTGCAGGTAGTGTTGATCTAGTACAGAATATTTATACAACATTGATTCTTAAAACCAATAGTATATTTGATACACCAAAACGAATATTAACAAACGACAATGATTTCTATTATAATGGAACACAATATACATTTACTGATGAAGTAAATTTAATAGCTTAGGAGATTTAAAATGATTTATTACGGTAAATGGCAGGAATTTGCAGGATTTAAAAGTGCAAATAATACATATAAAACTATAGTTCTTGAGGGTGTAGAATACATTGTTGCAGGTATTGAAATTGCCGCTGATGGTACTGAATGGGTAATTATAGTAAAAGAACATATAGGTGTTGATGGCAATGTATCGAAGGATATACATGATAATATTAACTATTATTTTGCTAGAATAAATTTAGAAACTTTAGAATTACCTGATGGCACAGTTGATAGATCTAATACTCAAAACATAACAACAAGCGGTAAGGTCCCATATACCGAAGAAGGTCTTTTAGTTAATATCAGCGCCCCATTAACCTTAGGCGTAACTATCAATGGTATCAATTTTAACTATACACATAGAATGTTTACATCATATGAAATTGAAAATTCTTTTCATAAGATAAGTGACGTAAGTGACAATACGATAATTAATATGTTTGTTATTAGTGAATCTGATGAATGGGCTTGGGGTAGAGTTATAACAACCGATGATGGCGGATATCTTTATAGAAAGGTATTAAGAATAGATAATTTAGCTACGGTAGGTGTGCCAGGTGCTGATGGTAATGCATATACTTCTATCATGGCAGTTTTAGAACCGTATCAATATAATTGTGGTGGTGATGGATTTGTTAAAGCGCAATCACTAGAAGCTATTTTTGGATTTAATGGTGATGTATATGCATCGACATATACTGAAGACACAGTTTCATATTTCATAGGATTATCAGACTTCTATCCTGTTATAACAATAAACGGTAATGATTATGGGTTTAAAGGACTAATAAAGAGGGGTGTAGTTAATGATTTAGTAGTAGATGACAACGGATTCTTCCCAGATCAATCCCCTAGATCGGCTGCGGTGTTAACTAAAACTAGTCCTATTTTTAACTATTTAAATCCTACTAATGCTAATTTTGTTAAATCGCTACCAGGCGTAACTATTTCTTTATATGACACTGCTATTGCCAGTGGATCCGCCCTTACTCTATGGGAAGCAATGAGAGCTAGTTTGGCTTCATCGGGTAGTGCTTATCGACCTTATTTAAACGATTATATACAATTTAGATATGATGATAATCAGATTAGTAGTTTCCACTCTAAATTATTAAGTAGTTCAGATTTGAATGTGCTTGAATGGCATCTAGTTGAAGTAGAAGAAGATGCAGCTGGTGTTATTACTACTAAAAAGAAAGATTATTACTCATATAATATAACCTCTGATGGTTCTGTAGGTATAGGCCATGTTACAGAGCTACATCCTTATGTAGGAATGCACCCAATTGGATTTAATCATTTTACATCAATTGCAGGGCCTGGGTATCACGATGAAGATTCTACTTTTAGTGATATTCCTCATTTAGATAATACATGGTGGGATTTTAATTGGTTTGATACTTCTAATGGTTTTACAACAACACCGTATAAAAAAAGGATACGGAGTACTGATTTTTTAGATATTGATCAGATTAATACCCAATACCACGTTGGTAAATATAGCACAATGGACACATATTGGGATAATCCAACTGAAGGTTGCTGGACTGGTCCTGTTAGAGATGCATTAACAAATGTTGTTTCTAATACCTTTCTACATGCCAATTGGTATATGTCAGACGATAGTTATGATGGTGATCCTAGCAGAAACGCCGAGCCCTATTTAGCCTTAAATAGAATATTATTTGAGGAAGAATTACCATATAACGTATTGTATACAACTCAGGCTCTATGTGTAGCTGCAGGTTATGAATGGAAAGATCCTCAAATTAACTACACACCAATTGAAAATCAGTTCCAAAAGTGGTCATGTGGTTATGTAGGCGACCCATATAAACCAGATACTTGGAGTTTGTATGAATATGCATATGGCGAAAATGGTCAGATGGGCTACGGTGACTGGTTATCAGACTGGAGTGATGATGATGGATGGACTGGACCTTAAAGGAGAAAATATGAAAGACACTAATACTATACCACATAATAAAAAAGTACCTTTACCAAATGGTGATGTTGATAAAATGAATAATAAAAAAGTACCTTTACCAAATGGCGATGTTGATAAAATGAAATAAGGATAGAATATGAGTGATGATTTAGATAATGATTATATAAAAATCAAAAAGAGTCTATTCGACTTAAGTGAACAGGGTGATGAAGCCATTGAGCTTATGATGGACGTTGCTAGGGAATCAGAACACCCACGAGCCTTCGAAGTACTCGGTCAATTAATAAAACAAAATGCAGAGATTGGTGAAAAGATCTTAAAGATGCACAAGACTAAAAAAGAAGTAGAAAAAATAGATGATTCACCTGCTTTAGAAGATAAAGGTGTTACAAATAATAATGTCTTTATAGGATCAACCACAGAGTTACAAAAACTACTACATAATGAAAAAGTGATTGATGCTGAAAAACTCAAATAATTATTTAGGCAACCCCAATGTCCGTGGTGATGATCAGGAAATTGGATGGACAGAAGAAACTCTTTTAGAATATAAAAGATGTTTAAGTGATCCTGTTTATTTTGCAGAAAATTATTGTAAGGTTATTCATGTTGATGAGGGGTTAGTACCTTTTAAGTTATATGATTATCAACGTGAAATGTTTGAACTATTTAATAATAATAGATTTGTTGTTGTCCTTGCATGTAGGCAATCAGGTAAATCTATATCAACCGTTGCCTATCTATTATGGTATATAATATTTAAAAGTGAACAGGTCGTAGGCATACTCGCAAACAAAGGTGATACGGCAAGAGAAATGTTATCTCGTATTACTCTTATGTTAGAAAATCTTCCATTCTTTCTTCAACCAGGTTGTAAAGCTTTGAATAAAGGTTCAATAGAATTTTGTAATAATTCTAAAATAGTAGCTCGTGCTACATCATCAAGCTCTATTCGTGGTATGTCTATGAACCTTGTATATTTAGATGAGTTTGCATTCATTGAACGAGATGAAGAATTTTATACTTCAACATACCCTGTAATTTCATCAGGTAAATCAACTAAAATTATTATTACTTCTACTCGTAATGGAGTTAGTAATAGATTTAATAAGATTTATGAAGGCGCGGTCCAAGGTACTAATGAATTTAAACCATTTAGAGTTGATTGGTGGGATGTTCCAGGTAGAGATGAGGCATGGAAAAAATCAACTATTGCTAATACTTCTTTAATGCAATTTAAACAAGAATTTGGTAATGAAATAATTGGTGCAGGTGATACTCTTATTACACCAGAAGTTCTTATAGGGTTAATTGCAATTGATCCAGTGGCAATTAATCATGGTGGTAATCTAAAAATATACACAGAACCTAGAGAGGGTCATAATTATATTATGACAGTTGATGTAGCACAGGGTAGAGGACAAGACTATTCAACATTTACTATTATTGATGTTACAACAAAACCATTTACACAAGTATGTGTATATAGAGATAATATGATGTCACCATTATTATTCCCAGATGTAATATATAAGTATGCAAGTCATTATAATGATGCTTATACTGTTGTTGAAAATAATGATGCTGGTCAAATAGTATGTAATGGATTATACTATGAATTGGAATATGAAAATGTATATGTAGAATCAATGATTAAATCAGCCGGTGTTGGTGTTCGTATGACTACTAAGACTAAACGAATTGGTTGTTCTAATATTAAAGATATTATAGAACAAGGTGAATTAAATCTTGTTGATGCTCAGACTATTATGGAGTGTTCATCTTTTGTGGCTAAAGGTAAATCATATCAAGCAGAAAATAATAGTCATGATGACCTAATGATGAACTTAGTTATGTTTGGTTGGTTCACTTCAACCGGATTCTTTCAAGAATCAACTGATATTAATATGAAAAATCTATTATATAAAGAAAAGATAAGACAAATTGAAGACGATATGATTCCGGCCGGTATATTCCATAACGATAGTTTAGACGAAAGTCCTATGGGTGCTGGATGGGAAATATGGAAAGGTTAAAAATTATAAATAACTATATTGAAAACAAACCGTATTATGATTTTTTACTTATTAATCTTTGACAGGAGAATTAAATGGCGTTTCTAGTCTCACCTGGTGTTCAGGTAAAGGAAATCGATTTAACTAATGTAGTTCCCGCTACATCTGCATCTATTGGAGCAATTGCTGGTTCATTCCAGTGGGGTCCAGTGGATCAGATTGTTACAGTGGGGTCAGAACAACAATTAGTTGAAACGTTTGGGCAACCTAACAACGACACTTTCCAAAGTGTGTTGGGTTCAGCTCAATTTTTAAGCTATGGCAATACTTTACGTGTTGTTCGTGGTGTAGGTTCATCATCATTAAATGCTACAATATCTGGTACAGGTATTCTAGTTAAAAATGATAATGATTTTGAAGGACAAACATTCACAGCAGGTGATTGGGCAGTAGCTAAATTTACAGGAACTATTGGTAATTCAATAGGTATCTCTATTTGCTCTGATCCAGCTCTATTTGCAGCTTGGTCTTGGGCAGGTAATTTTAATTCCGCCCCAGGTACATCAAGTGGTGCAGGTGATGTTGGTGGTTCTAATGATGAAATGCATATAGTTGTATATGATGCTGATGGTAAACTCACAGGTACTGCTAATACAGTCCTAGAATCTTACTCTTATGTATCACAAGCAAGAAATGTATATGCAGCTGATGGTACTACTAACTATTGGACTAATGTAATTAACAATTCATCCAATTGGATTAGAATTGGTAATGCTCCGGCTTTATTACCTGATTCAGGTGAAGCTGCGGCAGGTAAAACATTTGCTAGAGCAGCTAATATGGCTGATACTTTAACTGGTGCAATTAATGATAATGTATTAACCGTAGGCGAAATGCAACTTGCATTTGATATGTTTGCGGATGCAGAAACAGTTGAAGTTTCTTTAATTATTAATCCAAATCCAATGGCTGGTGCTGATGCAACAACTATTTCGAATCATATAATTGCAATTGCAGACGCAAGGAAAGATTGTGTTGCATTTATTTCACCTCCAATCGTTGCTACCGTTGGTGCTTCTGATCCAGTTGGTGATATTACTACTTGGAGATCTACATTAACTTCATCTTCATATGCATTTGTTGATTCAGGTGCTTTATATGTTTATGATAAATATAAAGATCAATATAGATGGTTACCGGCTTCAGGTTCTATGGCAGGG